CTTTACGTTGACTTTGCCATCAGCAGCCAGTACAACAGACACAGGCGGCGGGTTTAATTGTGTAATAAGCCCACTAAACAATTTTACTAGAGTATAAGGAGATAATATATGTCAGGAATAAGTGCAACAACTCTAAAAACAATGATTAAGAACTATACTGAAGTTGATGATACAGTTCTAACAGATGATATTTTAGAAAACATTATTTTAAATGCTCAACAAAGAATTATGTACGATGTGCCGATTGATGCAGATCGTAAACAACAAAGTGCCTCTTTAATTGTAGGCCAACAAACTTATAACTGTCCTGCGGGATGTTTATTTATTCGGGGAATCCAAGTTTATACCGCAACGGATGGGACTATTACTGGAGACAATACATGGCTCTTAAAAAGAGATCAAACATTTTTAAATGAATATGTTCCAGCTAATACTTCAACAGGAACACCTAAATATTATGCTCAGTTTGGAGGAGCTACAGGACTCTCAGATACGACTTCAGGTAAATTTATGGTAGCCCCAACACCTTCTGCTACGTTTGCCTTTCAGATTCATTTTAACGTAGTACAATCGATATTAGAGGGATCGGGTACTAATTATATTAGTTTAAATTTCCCTCAAGGGCTATTATACTGTTGTTTGGCAGAAACTTATGGCTTCTTAAAAGGTCCAACAGATATGTTGACACTGTACGAAAACAAGTATAAACAGGAAATAGAGAAATTTGCAGCAATGCAAATTGGACGTAGACGAAGAGATGATTATACGGATGGAACAGTTCGTATACCAATCGAGTCTCCGCCTCAATAACAAGGAGTAAATTATGGCTAATACATCAGCAGTTTGTACATCATTCAAAGTAGAGCTTTTGAAAGGCGAACACAATTTCACAGCATCTACTGGTGATACATTCAAAATTGCATTGTACACAAGTTCTGCAACTCTTGGAGCCGCAACTACTGACTACGCAACAGGAAACGAAATTACAAATACATCAGGAACAGCTTACACAGCTGGAGGAAAAGCGCTAACTAGCGTTACTCCAGTGGCTAGTGGAACAACTGCACTTTGTGATTTTGCGGATGTGTCGTGGACAAGTGCTTCATTTACTGCCAATGCGTGTTTAATTTACAACACAACAACTGGAACAGGATCATCAACAACAGATTCGGTTTGTGCAGTTGCCTTTGGTGGAGATAAGACAGTTTCAAGCGGAACTTTCACAATTCAATTCCCAACAGCTGACGCTTCGGACGCTATACTAAGAATAGCATAAGGAGGCACTCCTTATGGCTAACACTTGGAATAGGTCGGGGACAACCTGGGGACAAGGTCTTTGGGGTGAACAGGATGATATGACGGTTGGACCTACTGGTCAAGCCGCAACAGCTTCTGTTGGAAGTGTTTCAGGATTTTCAAATCAAGGATGGAGTAGAGCAACATGGGGCAATGAACCATGGGGTGATAATTATAGTCCATCAATAAATATTACTGGCCTAAGTATGACGGCTTCGGTGGGAGCCGCGCATGGTGAAGTTAACGTTGGTTGGGGTCATGATACATGGGGAGATAACAGCTGGGGTATTGACACAGTTTATGCAAGTCTAACTGGCGTTGAAGCCGAAGCTTTAAGTGGACCAAATGCTTGGGGTTATAATGCATGGGGTCATGGAGCATGGCAATCTTATACTATTAATTATGCAATCTCTGAAATTTTAACAGGAGTTTCAGCAACTGCTTCTGTACCAACTCAATTAGATATACCAGAACAAATTACTGGAGTATCAGCAACAGCTTCTTTAGGTTCTTTATCCATTAATAATGGCGCCGATCATACACAAGGATTAGGTGGACAGGCAGCAACTGCTTCAGTTGGTTCATTGGGATTTGCATGGATTGATTTCCCTAGTGGAGTTTCAGCGACAGCATCTGTAGGAGATGTTACAGTTGCAAGCGTAGAATTAATTGATGTTACGGGAGTTTCTGCGACTGCTAGTGTAGGATCTATTACACCTGCGGGTATGAGTATTGGCTTGACAGGAGTATCTGCAACAGCTAGTGTGGGCTCAATTAGTCCAACTGAAATGCAAATGGGACTAACCGGTGTGTCAGCAACTGCTTCTGTAGCTGATTTAACAACATCTAGTGGAGGCGGAATTTTTGGTTATGCGGATATTGACACAGGATCAAATGTGACGTATACAGACGTAACGGCACCATAGGAGAAAAAAAATAATGGCTTCGAGTTATAATAATTTAGGAATTGAACTTCAGGCAACTGGCGAAAACGCTGGTACATGGGGAACAAAAACAAATACAAACTTAGACTTAATCGCAGAAACATGGGGTTATATTGCTATTGACGTGGCATCAGCTGACGTCACACTTGCTATGTCAAGTGGATCAAGCTCCAACGCAAGAAATTATATTTTAGAATTTACAGGAACTTTAGCAGCAAATAGAACCGTTAACGTTCCAGCACAAGCAGGTTCACCAGCAGCTAATATCGAAAAAGGTTATTTAGTTGTTGATAAAACAAATAGAAGTGGATCTAATTATTCATTAACTTTTAAAGTTACTTCACAAACAGGAGTAGTTTTAAGAGCTCTTCCTCAAAATAAATCAAGCGCACCAGTAACAACTTTCTGTTATCACAATGGTACAGATATTATAGATGCATCAAAAGATGTCGCTTTAAGTTTTACTGATGGGCAATACATTGCAGATAGTAATGCCAATGAATTAATAACATTTGGAGTTACAAGTTCTGCGGTCAATGAAGTTAAAATAACGAATGCTTCAACAGGGACTGCAGGTCCTATTATTGCTGCAAATGGTGAAACAAACGTTGACTTAAGATTAGCACCAGCAGGTTCAGGAGAAATTGCTATTGGAACAGGATCTGCTAATGCAACACTAACAACTCGTGGTGCTTATGATTTAGTTTTAGATACGAATTCAGGAACAAACTCTGGAACGATTACAATTACAGATGCAGCTAATGGAAATATTACTCTTGCCCCTAATGGTACAGGAGAAGTTCAAGCTACTGACCAAGCAGATGCAACAGCAGCAGTAAAAATTGCAGGAAAAGAAACGATGTGGATACCTGCCAATGCATTTTATCTTCCTACAACTAATCCCGCTGACGCGGCATCGGTTGAAACCACAGCAACTCGACCTGAACTAAAAGTTTTAGATTTTGATGCAAGTACAGCACAATATGCACAATTTGCTGTTGCGATGCCAAAATCATGGAATTTAGGAACAGTAACTTATCAAGTTTTTTGGAGTCCAAGTACTACAAATACAGGAAACTGTATTTTTGGTGTTCAAGGAGTAAGCTGTAGTGAAGGCGACACAATGGATGTAGCTTTTGGAACGGCTGTAGAAGTCACAGACGCGGGAATTGGTACGGTAGAAGACGTACAAATGACTGCTGAGAGTGGCGCAATCACAATTGCTGGCTCTCCAGCTGATGATGATCAAACATTTTTTCAACTTTATAGAGATGCAGCAGACGGTAGTGACTCTTTTACCGGTGAGGCACGAGTATTAGGAATTAAATTATTTTATACTACAGACGAAGCTAACGACGGATAGGAGAAATAGGACATGTCTTTTGGTTATCAAGTTTTAGGATTCGGATCTGGTGGTGGCGCAGTCATATATAGCGTAGAAATGTTAATCGTCGCTGGTGGCGGTGGAATGACAGGATACGTTACTGGTGGCGCAGGCGCTGGCGGTTATAGAACTTCAACACAAGATTTTTCAGGCGGAACATCCTACACAGTCACAGTTGGTGGCGGAGGTGCAGGTAAACAAGGTGGTACACCTAATCCAGGTATAGCATCTTCAGTTGCCGGAGACGATATTACAACAATTGAATCCGCAGGTGGCGGTGGTTCTCAAGTAGGACTAGGTTATGCTGGTGGTTCAGGAGGGGGCGGAGGAGAATCCGGTCCCGGTGAAGGAGCCGCAGGCAATACTCCATCAACAAGTCCATCACAAGGAAATGCAGGTGGCGATGGATCTACTGGAGTTGGTGGCGGAGGCGGCGGCGGTGCAGCTCAAGCTGGACAAAACCGTTCTTCTGGTGGCAATGGTGGTCAAGGAACAGCAAATTCAATAACAGGATCATCCGTAACTTATGCTGGCGGCGGCGGAGCTGGTGGAACTTCAGGTTCCCCAACTGGTGGTGCCGGTGGCGGTGGAACTGGATCTAATGGAGTACCAAGTATTCAAGGAAAAGGCCAAGATGGTCAAACTAATACTGGCGGAGGTGCTGGTGGTGGATCTAACTATATCCACTCTGGTGTACCTCAAGCTGCTGGTGGTTCAGGAGTTGTTATCTTAAAAGTACCAACAGCAAATTATTCTAGTACCACTACAGGTTCGCCTACTGTTTCTATAAGCGGTGACTATACCATCTTGAAGTATACAGGTAGTGGGAGTTACACAGGCTAATGGCACATTTTGCAAAACTTGATGAAAACAATATCGTTGTTAAAGTTGCAGTAGTTAACAATAACAATGCCCCAACTGAAGAAGCGGGCGCACTTTTCTTAAATAAACTTTATAATACTAGTGATGTTTGGAAACAAACTTCCTACAATACACAGGGAGGAGTCCATGCATTAGGCGGAACTCCTTTTAGAAAAAATTTTGCAGGTGTAGGTTTTACTTATGATGAAGGCAGAGATGCTTTTATTTCTGAAAAACCTTATCCGAGTTGGATCTTTAATGAATCTAAATGTGACTGGGATCCCCCTGTTGCACGACCTACCGAACCTGTTGGACAGGTATGGAACTGGGATGAAGCCACAAATTCTTGGGTACCCGAAGAATAATATTTCAAATAGTATTGCTATCTTTATTTAGGGATGATATAGGAAGTCCCTAGAGAATTAAATGATAATTGAGAAAGAAATTTTATCTAAAACAGCTCGAGACTATATTTTCTTAGTAGGAAAATTTGATTTAGATATACCCTATTTTAAAAAAAAAATACTTGATGGAGTAGCTGCCTCAAATTTAAGCTATCAAACAAATGTATATGGAAAACATACAGCTTGGGATTTTTTTAATAAGGATCCAAAATTAACAACTGTTTTACTGCAACTCATAGATCATATGGAAGGTCTTCCTATAGGTTTGGATAAATTTTATCTGGCCGAAGCATGGGGACTGATTGAAGGATTTGGAGAATATACCAAACCCCATCATCATAATCCATCTTATTTGTCCGGAGTTCTTTATCTAAATGATCATCACCAACAATTACATTTTCCAGATATCAAACAAGCGATTACTCCTAAACCAGGTAAAGTCGTTATTTTTTCTTCGTGGCTTTCACATCACACAAAACGAAATCTTAAAACAAAACCTAAGTATGGAATTTCATTTAATTTTAGAAGTAATACTGTACTTGATAATAGATCCTCCTAAATAGCCCCTACCTTTTGATTGATCTTACTATAATCATATAGTATACAAGGCATAAAGAAGGCAACTATGCTACAAAAAATAGGTTTTTTACCCGGATTCAATAAACAAGTGACTCCCACAGGGGGAGAATTCCAATGGCAAGGTGGAGAAAATGTCCGCTTTAGATATGGAACCCCTGAAAAAATTGGAGGATGGGAACAACTTGGTGATGATACAATCATTGGAGCTGCAAGAGCTCAACACCACATTATAAATAATGCGGGTACCAAGTATGCCATTATCGGAACCAACAGAATTTTATATGCCTACAGTGGAGGAGCCTTCTACGATATTCATCCTATTAAATCGACAACATCTGAAACCAATGCTTTTACTACCACGAATGGATCACCCACTGTTACTATTACCACTTCATCAAGTTTAGGATTGAGTCAAGGAGATATTGTTCTTTTCAGTGGTTTCTCCACCATTACGGATTCAAATTATGATGCGGACGATTTCAATGATAAAAAATTTATGGTGCAAACCGTTCCTACTTCTACGACGTTTACCATTACAATGGATGCCAATGAAGGAGGATCAGGAGCAACAACTTCT